ACCAGCAGTTACCTTCTTGGGTATCGGTTGGGGCAAAGACGCATGATTATATTCCCTAAGCCCTGCCTCAAGTGCAAGGCACTATTCAAGGCTAGGTCTGAGTACTGTGATGCTTGCCGGCTAGAGCGTAAGCCGCGTGAGCAGAAGCCAAGAGTTGAAACACCAGCTAGGCGTAGGCGTAAGCAATTACTTTACAATTCCGATTACAGGGCTAGGGCTAGGGTAGTCAGAGAGTCTGCCACCCATTGCCACATCTGCCTCAAGCCTTTCCTTGATCGCAAAGAAATCCAAGCTGACCACCTAGTACCAGGTGACCCTAGTAGCCCACTCGCAGCAGCTCATAGATTCTGCAACGCCAGCAAGGGCAACCGCTACATTGGTTCGTGAGGCCATAGCCAGTCAATCCGATATAATTTGACATTTATTATCTAATAACCCTTGTACAAGCCACCTATGGCCCCCCATGCGGGTATTTACGGGGAGTGGGTCTTTTCTTTAGCAACTCGCAACCTTACACCCCGAGCCCCTGACCTTCTGTGTATGCCCGCAGTTCAGAACCAACGGGGTAAGCTTGAACCATGCCAAACCCACCCAAGCCAGTTGAGCTTAAAATCATTCAGGGTAACCCTGGCAAAAGAGCCTTGCCTTTGAACGATGCGTTGGCACCTTTGGACTACGGATACCGCGAACCCTTGCGCGAACTAGGCATTGTTGGCAAGCAATTCTGGGACAACATCTTTGGTGCCGGCGAATTGTGGATCAGCATTAGGACTGACACCGAACTTGTCCAGATGGTTTGCGAGCAGCTTGACCGGCGCGAGCTAATCAAAGACCAGATAGCAAGTGACCCAACTGACCCGACCTGGTATCGGCAAGCCAATGAGATTGAGAAGCAGATAACCCACAGCTTGTCTTTGCTTGGATTCAGCCCTGCTGACCGAACCCGACTTGGACTGGTATCAGCCAAGACTAAGAGCAAGCTTGAGGAACTTCTAGCAAAGAAGGCTACGCGTGATATCTAGCTGGCCACCAGCTCACCTAACACCTGTGGATCAAGAGGCTATTGACAGAGGTGACGGCGAATATGCCATTGAGTTTGCTGAAGCTTTTGGCTCAATCGGTAAAGACGGAGTGGCAGGTAGAGCCGGTGAAGCTCTACTACTAAGACCTTGGCAACGAGAACTTGTAAAGCGTGTCTATGCCAAGGATGCAGATGGTGGCTTACAGTTCCAAGAAGTCCTAATCGGAATGCCCAGAAAGAACGGAAAATCGGCTCTAAGCTCTGCTGCCTTTGGGCTTTATTCGCTCATTGCTGAAGGCATCCAAGGTGGTGAGGTTTACTCAGTAGCCGCTGAAAAGGAACAAGCTCGAATTGTATTCGGTGAGGCTAAGCGCATGGTCGAAACCTCAGAGCTGTCAGAGCTTTGCACCTTGTATCGTGATGCCATCTTTGTGCCATCAACCAACAGCGTTTACCGAGTAGTTTCTGCTGAGGCTTATTCCAAAGAAGGTCTAAACCCAAGCCGAGTGATTATGGATGAGCTTCATGCTCACAAAGATAGAACCCTGTTTGATGTGTTCCAGTTGGCTATGGGTAACCGAGGCAACATCGCCCAGCTAATTGCCATCACAACTGCTGGTCAAAAAACAGACATGACAGGGCAAGACTCTATCGCTTACACCCGATTTCAGTATGGCAAGCGAGTGGCTTCTGGTGAGCAGACTGACCCTAACTTTTTTATGGCTTGGTGGGCAGCACCAGATGAGGCAGACCACAGAGATCCGTTAGTGTGGCAATCTGCCAATCCTGGCTATGACGATTTAGTTTCTGCTGATGACTTTCAATCAGCAGTCAGGCGAACACCTGAGCCAGAGTTTAGAACCAAGAGATTGAACCAATGGGTCAGCTCGATGAACGCTTGGCTACCTAACGGAGCTTGGCAACCACTAGCCGAACAGCGAGAGTTGCGACCAGATGAGGACATTATCATCGGCTTTGACGGCTCATTCAATGGCGACTGCACCAGCTTGATGGGTTGCACCATACCCAAAGAGGATGAAAAGCCCTATCTATTTATGATCAAAACATGGGAGAAACAGCCAGAGGACACCGATGATTGGCGTGTGAATACCCAAGAAGTTGAGGATGTAATCATCCAATTCTGCTCAACTCACAATGTAAAAGAGATAGCTTGTGACCCTTATCGCTGGCAAAGGTCTATGGATGCTATGGCTGAGATGGGTTTGCCTGTAATCGAGTTCCCTTCAACTAGCCCAAGTCGCATGGTTGGTGCTTGTGCCAAGTTCTACACAGCGGTAACTGAGCAGACAATGATTCACGATGGCGACCCACTACTTGAGCGACACCTGACTAACGCAGTAGTCAAGACCGACAGGATCGGACCAAGAATTGTAAAAGATAACAGAGGCTCACCTAGAAAGATTGACGCGGCTGTTGCTGCTGTAATCGCCTTTGATAGGGCAACTGTTGGTAGAGTAGAGTCTGAACAGCTTGTCCCACAATTCTTTATCTAAGGCGGTCATGGCAACCATACTTCAAGTGCTAGGGGCTTTGAGCATTAGCATCGGTGCAGGTCTAATCTTTCCACCAGTAGGCGTAATTCTTGCTGGTGTATTTTCATTACTATTTGGCTTGGCTCTCGAAAGGAAATAACCAATGCTTAACAATCTTTTCGAGTCCAGAGCTATCAGCTTTCAGACCATCTGGGGAACCGGTGGCGACATTGAAGTCCTAAACCAATCGGGCACAGTAGTCAACCCTGAAACTGTCTTTAGAGTAAACGCAATCTTTTCAGCAGTCAGCCTAATCTCTGACACAATTTCTACCCTGCCGATTGACTCATACATCCGCAGAGATGGCGCGCGCTTTGCCTTTAGACCTAGACCAGCTTGGGTACAACAGCCAGATGTTGACACCACTAAGGAAGCCTTTTACGGATCACTAATTGTTTCTATGTTGCTTGATGGCAACGGCTTTGTCCGAGTCTTTAGAGATGGTGCTGGTCGAGTAGTAAACATGACAGTTCTAAACCCAGCGAAGGTAGAGATTCGCAAAGACAAGGTTGGTGGCGTTACCTATGTTTACGAGGGTGAAGGCAAGCCACTAAACAAAAACGAACTTATGCACATCCCAGATGTTGTCCGACCAGGTGAAACCAGAGGCATCTCAAGAGTCACAGCACTAAAGGATAACTTTGGACTTGCGCTCGCGCTAGAGTCATACGCTGCTAGATTCTTTGGTCAAGGTGCAAGCACTCAGGGAATCATTGAGTTCCCTGGCAACCTAACACCTGAGCAAGCCAAGCAGTTAGTTGACGGCTTTGATGCAAGACACAAAGGATTTAGAAAAGCCCATAAGACCGGAGTTCTATCTGGTGGAGCTAAGTATGTAAACACCTCAGTCGAAAACGACAAGGCACAGTTCATTGATTCACGCAGAATGGCTGTCGAGGATGTCGCGAGAGCGTTCAACATTCCACCTCACCTGCTAGGACTACCAGGCACTAACACCTATTCCAGCGTTGAGCAAAACAACATCGCCTTTGTGACTCACACGCTTAGACCAATCGTTCAGAAACTAGAGTCAGCCTTCACACCTCTAATGGCTAACGAGCCTGGTGGATCAACAGCTTTCATCAAGTTCACACTTGACGGATTGCTAAGAGGCGATGCCAACTCACGCTTTACCGCTTACAGCGTTGGACTTCAGGCTGGATACTTGACCATCAATGACATCCGCAGACTTGAGGACTTGCCACCAGTTGACGGCGGTGAGATTATTCGAGTGCCACTAGCCAGCGTAAACATTGACGCAGCCGAGCTAGTAGCAACCGACAAGCGTGTCAACATGGCGCAGAAACTTGTCAACTCAGGTTATGACCCTGCCGATGTTCTATCGGTTATGGGCTTGCCACCAATCCTTCACACCGGATTGCCAACTGTCCAGCTCCAAGGTATCGCTCAGATAAATCCAGAGGACCCAGAAGCGGTTTACGAGGTCTAACTTTGCCGATTACCACAGGACAAATAGTTGCTGGCACAGCCAGAATTGCGATTGACGGAAGCTCAGTCAGCGATTGGAGATT